CTCTACTGCTTTTGGTATGTGTAAACTATCTTGTTCTTCAAACTGATAATTGATTTCTTCGTTAGTATTATTTTCTCTTAGTTGAGAACTACGTGTATTGATTCGTGTTGTCATTATTTACCTCCACGTTGCATGTTAATGGTTGTATACTCACCTTCTGCACTTGTCGCTTTAAGTTTTTCTTGAGCATACTGTTCAAGTGGTATATTCCATTTATTAGCTAATCTTACATCTTCTTTTGTTAGTTTAACTTTATTCTTATTGGAATTAGGAGTGCTACGTGTACCTCCTGCAACTACTTGAGCAGGTTTCGATTCCTGCTTACGAATTTCTGTTTCTTCATTTTTAAATTTATGAGGAAAATTTTCATGTAATCTTTTAGTTATTTCTTCATAAAATTCTGCACTTGTAGAATCATATCCTTCTTCTTTTAATTCTGTATCTATAGCTAATGCACTTGCTGTCATTATTCTATCTTTACCAAACCATTCATTTTGTGCTGCCCAATCTTCTGCTCTAGGGTCAGGAGTTGGTTGAGCTTGTTGAGGTTGTTGTACTTGCTGTTGTACTTGTTGTTGTACCTCTGGTTCTTTAAAATTATTTTTAGTTGATTGAATAGTTTTTAAATCAACTTGTGCTTCATTTAATGCTTCTTGAGCTTTTAATATTTTAGAACTATCACCTTCTTCGTGTGCTGTTGCATAAGCTGTTCTAGCTAACTCAAGTTTATCTTTAATTTGTTTTTCATTAGCAGTTAAATTTAATTGACCTACTTTATAAAACTCTTGTTCTTGTCTTTTTACTCTATTAACTAATTCTTCATTTTGTCTAATTAGTCTAGAAACTTCTTCTTCTTTTTCTTTACGTTGTCTAACTAATTGTTTAATTCTTTTTTGAGCACCTTTGGTATCTATACCTTCTAGTTCTTTAGGTTTTTCTTCTTGCTCTACTTCTTGTTTAGGTTCCTCTTTTTTAGGCTCTTCTTTTTTAGGTTCTTCTTTTACTTCTTCTTCTACTTCAAACTCTACTTTAGGAGCTTCTTCTTTTTCTGTCTTAACTTCATTCCATTCTTGTTGTTGTTCCATTTTGTTACCTTTCGTTGCTAACGACACATACGAGTTACGTTATAATTTATATTATACTATACTTATCTTAAGTATACAATAGTTGCTAAGAACTATATTTAGATAAATTGAATGTAGGGTCTAATGTTTTTGGACTTTCTACCTTCATAATTATCTGGTCATCATATAAAAGAATATACTTTATTCCTTTATATTGTATCTTTTGACCTGCATGCTTACCATAACATACATAATCATTTAATTCACACCAAGGTCCTTTAGGAAACTTTTCCATATCATGATAAGCTAAATCACCCATAGCAACAACTTGTCCTACTGTAGTAAGATAAGCCATATCATCTCTGGTAGAGTCTGGTAATAATATACCACCTTTAGTTTTTTCTTTAATTGAAACAGGTCTTACTAAAACATGATACCCAGGTAAGTCTGGTAACATATCTGAATTAGGTACTTCTTCTTTAGAAATCCAAGCATCATTTTTAATACTTTTTGCCATGTTTACTTGTTGCATTATTCTTCTTCTCCTTCATACATTTTTTTTGTTATAGTTTTAATTACCTCAATAGACCATTCAATACCTTGTATACGACCTACGAGATGTTTATAATTAGCGAATGAATCTGCTTGTCCATTCGCTAAATTAATTCTTAATAAATTTAACTCTTCTTCAAACTTACGAAGAGCTTGATTAGATACTTCCATTTAATTATGCTGCAAATGCAAAGGCACCTGTTAATAATGTTGGTGCTCCACCCATTTCATTAGCAATATGCCATGTGCCTTTTTCATAACATATAAAAGCAATTTTACTTCCAATAGTAAATAAATTTGTTGCTGCATCAGCAGGAGTAAAAACTAACTGAGTTTCACCTGCTGTTGAAATATCAAATGTTACTTCATTACTATTTCTTGATTCAATAACTGAACCAGTTGCCCATACGTCACTTCCTGCTGCATCAAATGTTAAAGTCTCAGTTCCACCTGCAGTTTCTTTTGCTTGCACATAAATACATACTGAACCTGCTTCTGCTGCAGGTAAAGTTGCTACTGCTGCTGCAGCTCCTGTATAGTTTACTACATTTAATGAATTATCATCTAATGTTATAGTTCCTGTAGCTAAGTCATTAAGAGCTAAACCAGTTAAGTCAGGCATACCTGAACTCATTCTACTTTGTGTAATTGCTCCAGTATCTGTATTTTTAGTTATAACTTTAAAACCTGCTTCAGACCTAACTGGTCCATTAAAAGTTGTGTTTGCCATAATTTATTCTCCTTAAATAAAATTAACCTGTAGTCT